ATCAATCTGATTAATGAAGGAGAAGTCAATTTAATCAAGACGCCCGGATTAACAGAAATATCATTTGATTTCCTGCTACCTAACAGCAAATATCCTTTTGCGAATTACGATTCATCCCTACAGACAGGATTAATCAATTATGCTGTGGGGGCAATTTCATCCCGTATCGGCGGCTCTTTAGGAAACGCATTTTCTTTTAAGAAAGCGGCGCCGTTCCTCGATTCGCTCAAGTCCTTTAAAGAGACACGAAATCCTATCCGATTTATTGTTACCCGCATGGGTTTTGATTATTCTCAGTTGTGGAATACCAACATGCTTTGCACTGTTGAGAATTATACAATAGGTGAGGATGCCCGGAACGGAAACGATCTGAATATCAGTATTGTACTCAAGCAGTATAAATTCTTTGGAACCAAAGAGGTAGAAGTGACGAAGAATGAAGATGGTACGGAAACATTGCGGGTAAAAGAACCGCGATATACTCCAACAACGCAGGTTCCTGCGGCGATAAAAATAACAAATCAGTTGTCTGTACTGGAAGCCTGTAAAGGCGTTATTGGTGGCAATCTTGATTGGCGCGCCGTGGCTAACGCCAGCGGGGTGACTAACCCGCTGGAAAAGAACATAAAAGGGCAGGTGCTGAAATTTGTTTGAAGTTATCATCCACAATAAGACGGAAAATAAATATTACGCGCCTGCCGTGTTGGATGGAGCGAAAATTGAATGGACTATCAGTGGAGCACCGGGGAAGTTTACATTTACCGTATACAAGGATGAAGCTCTTAAATTTGTTGAGGGGGATACTGTGCAGGTCAAGGTTGGAGATAAAGCTGTTTTCTTCGGGTTTGTTTTCGCAAAGAAACGAAACAAAGACAGCAGTATCGATGTCACTGCTTATGATCAACTCCGATACCTGAAAAATAAAGAAAGCTGGCAATACAAGAATATGACCGCCACGCAGGTCATACAGAAGCTGGCCGAATATTTTCAGCTAAAAGTCGGAACATTGGCGGATACTAAATTCGTGATTGATAAGAGGGTGGAGGATAATGCTACTCTTTTTGATATTATTCAGGGTGCGCTGGACGTCACCTTAGTCAATACAAAAGAAGTTTATGTGCTTTACGATGATTTCCAAAAACTCATGCTCTCCAAACCGATTGACATGGTAGTTCCCATTCTCATAGATAATGAAACCGCAGAAGATTTTGATTATGAAAGCAGCATAGACAAGGACACGTATAACTTAGTCAAGTTGGTAGTAGAAGACAAGCAGGCGGCGGGAGAAGGTAAGCGAAAAGAGTTCTATGCGCCGATGAGCCCCGACGAGTTCGCAAAATCAAAAGAAAAAGACCAGTGGGGTGTCCTGCAGTACTATGAAAAGCTGCAGAAGAATATTCAAAATCCACAGGAACGGGCTAACCAAATGCTTAAGTTTTATAATGTAGTCCGTAGGAAACTGGACATAAAGGGAGCTGCAGGAGATATTCGGGTACGTGCGGGCTCCATGATTTATGTAAAGCTTAATTTGGGCGATGTGGAATTGGCGCAGAAAGTACTGGTCACAAAGGTGGTTCATACATTTTCTAACCAGGCGCACATGATGGACTTGACGCTGAAAGGCGGTGTAATCAATGATCAATGATGAATTGCCGAATGTGTTGAAATCTCTTGTGGCACAGACCGTGCGCGGAATGAATCCGTCTGATTTCGTCTTGGGCGAAGTTATATCTGAAACTCCTTTGGTTATCCGTGTAGGAGAGAATAAACTGGATGAAGATTTTTTGATACTTTCCGATAATGTCCGTGATTTTGAAGTAGACATTGAAGTCAATCACGTCACTGAAAAACGGGCAGGCGGCGGAGGATATGCGGAGTATGCCAGTCACGACCATGACTATAAAGGTAGAAAGAAGATCATTGTCTATAATGGATTAAAAATCGGAGAGAAAGTTGTCATGATACAGCAGTCCGGCGGGCAGCTGTTTTTTGTTGCTAATCGTGTGTACAACCATTCTAATGTCCATGGGCAATGGGGGTGATTAAATGAAACTATTACCAGAAGAATTTAACAACGTGTCCATTGCTGGCAGCCAGACACGCATGCCGTCTAAAACCTATCGAATGAATATTGAGGAAGGAACCGTATCAGGAACAATAACAGATGACTTGGAAGCTGTGCGGCAAGCTGTCTATAAAGTTCTAAATACAGAACGGTATAAACACATCATTTATTCCTCGAATTACGGCGTGGAACTTGCCGATTTGTTTGGTAAACCTATGCCTTACGTTATCCCTGAAATCCCGCGCCGGATAGAAGAGGCACTGCTGGTAGATGACCGTATCAACAAAGTAGACGGCTTTGATTTGCAATATGATAAGCAAGGAAACGTCAAATGTTATTTTGTAGTTCATTCTATTTTTGGGGATATCGAGATGGAAAGGAGTGTGAAGGTAAGGAATGTATGAGGATCAGACAAGCCAAGTCATAGAAAAGAGAATGCTGGATGCCGTTAGCTCCGCAGTTGATAAACGGGAGGGCAGTATTATACATGATGCAACGGCTCCGGTATCGATCGAACTTGAACTGATGTATGCCACACTGGATTGGTTTATGAAAAACACATTTGGTGATACGGCAGAGCGTCAGTTTTTGATTGAGCGTGCTTTGGAACGAGGACTTGTGCCGTATAAAGCAACAAGGGCGGTCGTACGTGGGATATTTACTCCGAGTGCGTTGGAAATACCAATTGGACATCGATTTTCCTGTGATGGAATCAATTATGCTGTAACGGAAAAGTTGAAATCCGGCAGTTATCTACTGTGCTGCGCGACTGCGGGTGTTTCTGGGAATAAGGAAGCGGGAATGCTTGTGCCGATTGATAATTTACCAGATCTGCAGTCTGCAAAGATTGAAGCGCTGACTATCCCCGCAATTGATGACGAAGATACGGAAGTGTTCCGGCAACGGTATTTAAAAAGTTTTGAAACGCAGGCATATGGTGGAAATATTGCGGATTATAAAGAAAAGGTACTATCTATTGCCGGTGTGGGCGGCGTCAAAGTGTACCCGGTCTGGAACGGCGGAGGCACGGTTAAAGTCGTATTTTGCACATCCGAATTTAAATCGCCCGACAGTGAATTTGTGGACAAAGTGCAAGAAATATTAGATCCGGTTCCTTATCACCAGAAAGGCGTCGGTGTAGCGCCGATAGGACATTATGTCACGACGGAAGGAGTGGTGAATAAAGAAGTAACTGTACACGTAAATGTCACGATGAAATCCGGGTATACCTTGGACAATATAAAAAATCAGATATCTGAAACAATTACCGAATATATTGGATCTGTAAACAAAACATGGGCAGAAACACAGATAATTACTATAAAGAGGTTTGTTGATGACGGGCTGATTATCCGCAAGGCTAAACTGGAAAGCCTGCTGTTAGATATTATCGGAGTGTTAGATGTCACCAATCTTACTTTGAACGGAGAAACAAAGAATCTGCAGCTTGGAGTAAATGAAATCGGAAAATTGAAGGCGGTCGAATATGAATGATCTGAGAAAAAGACTTTCTTCCCGTGATGCGAATATCCGTCATTATTTTCCGGATATACTGGCAAATGCTAAAGAATTTATTTCTTGGGCGGATGTGGTAGAACCGGAATTAAATGTTGTTATTTATGAATTGCTACAAAACTGTTTGAATACTTTCGTTTGCGATGTAGATGAAAGCGGGCTGGAGCGGTATGAATCCATGCTTGGGATTATCCCGAATGCGGATGCATCATTTGAAGATAGACGAAATGAAGTTCTTTTAATGATTAACAATCAAGTATTATATACGCATCGCAGCTTGCAGAATATTTTTGACTCAAGGTATGGAAAGAATAAAATCAGCATCAGCCTAAATTATGGAAAATATGAACTATGGCTTGACCTCGTTTATAATCTGGTTTTTGCGTCTAATCAAATTCGGACATACATGAGAAGCATTATTCCGGCTAATCTTACCGTGAACTTAAGCAATACAAAGGAAGCGGGCGGGAAGATTTTTGCAGGTGCAATATGTAAATTGAATTCAGTTGTACATATTACACCGAATCTTGAATTTACGGTTCCAGAAATAGGGCAACACATCAGAGCAGCCGGATATATTCGGACTGCTCATAAAGTTATAGAAATTAAAGGGGGCTAATAAATGGCTAATTATCCAAAAATATTAATGACAACACAAGGGTTATCATTGATTTCCGAGGCGAATGCAACCGGACAAGCTTTAACTTTTAGCAAAGTCTTACTTGGCGACGGCAATTTAGAGGGTGATTCTATCCGGAGTCTTACGCAACTCAAAGGTCCTAAATTGGAACTCGCCGTAACGGGCGGGACAAATCTTGGGTCCGGTCAGTTCCAAATAAGAGCTGTGTGCTCTAACGCCTCACTTGATGCTGGGTTCTTTGCCCGTGAAGTGGGCGTGTACGCGAAAGTAGGAGCCACAGGAGTTGAGAAGCTTATCGCATATACAAACGGGGGAAATTTTGTTGATTATATCCCCGATAAAAGCGTGCCGATCGACTCCCAAATATTCAAGATCGATATTGCTGTCGGTGACACGGAAAGCGTAACAGTGCAGGTAAAAGATGAAACATACTTAATAAAGGCTGAGATGGATGAACATAATGCATCAGGTTCAGCTCACGAAAACCGTTTCAAGCTCTTTGAAAAGGTCTCGGAATTGGGTGATGATATCATTAAAAAACTGGCATTAACATCTGCTATTACCGCTGTTACAGCTATGCAAACTAACTCATGGTTCGGTCAGCTGCTGAGGATGGTATTGACTGCATCTGGTGTACGCTATAACATCGCGCAAAATGGGTATATCTGCTTTGGCAGTTTCTTCGGCGGGCTAATTATACAATGGGGGTTAGCAGCAGATTATACTAGTGCTACATATGTTTGTACGTTGCCAATTACCGTAAATAAAGGGCTATTAGTTTTGGCTGGGGATACCGGAGCTGCAACAATTTCCTATGGCGCAGGCTTTAAAACAAATGCATCAGTAGAGATTTTTTCATCGCAACCAACGTGGAAGCAATCTACGTTCTACTTAGCAGTCGGTGAAAAATAATATAAATTGGGATGTTATTTTAATTGAAAGGAGTAAAAAAATGAATAGTTCTAATGTGGATTTTTATATAGCAGGGTTCGGTGCAGATGGAAAGCGAGTCGGAAGTATTATTTGTGATTTTAATCCAGAAAAGAATCCGAAGAAACTGAAAGAAGCTCTCGCGGAAGCAAAGGAGAAATTCCCGGAAGCCGTTGTGATAGAACCAATTGGCGCCGATACCTTTAACCAATACCTTGCTGGGTATATTCGTGGCGCGGACGGGAAACCGATTAAATATGTTGCTCCGGAACCGACAGAAGAAGAGAAAAGACAGATGGCACTTAGTGCACTGGATAAAGAATATGCAGAAAAACTAAGTAATCTTGAAATTGAAATGGCAAAAGCGAAAGCCGTAGAAGATGAAGAATTATATTCCGACCTGAAAGAAGAACATGAAACATTAGTTACTGAGTATACAGAAAAGAGAGGGGTGATTTAAATGGAACGTTGCTTTTTATGTCACAGAAAAATGGATAAAAAAACAGGACTTTGTACAAATAAGAAATGCATTCGGAACAAACCACTAAAAGAGAAGCCTGAAAATAAGACGGAGGATAATAAATAATGAGTATGGTGGACATAAGTCCGGAAGCACTGGAGAGAATTGTCCGGATCGAAACGAAACTTGACATGCTTGTCGAAATGCTACCTGAAATACAGAGACTTCAGGTAGCGCATGAAAGGGCGGAGCAAAGCGCGAAATCTGCGCATCACAGGATAGATAATATATATAAGGTTGCCGGTCTGATTTCCACTATTATTTCTGTAGTAATTGCATTGATAGGAAAGGTGATGTGATTGTTCGAGAAAATAAGAGATTTATGGAAAAAAGCTGTCGGATACATAAATGGACACATACCGAAAGGGAATGCCAAGCCATCCATGAAAGTAGTCTATGGTTATGCCATAGGCTTTTTAATTCTGTTTTGCGTTGTGATGATCGCTTGGGTTATTGAATTCTGCAAAGGTTCAGCAAATACGATGACGTTGATTAAATTCTTTGAAGATTATACTGCGGTGCCGGTCGTTGGGGCGATTGCATTTATCGCCAAGTATATGGTGGATAAAAATCGCAATGGCCGGCCGGATGCTATAGAAAAGGAGCTGAAAAAAGATGATGCTAAAAGAAATTGAAGTATTGCTGAAGAATGCTGTGGGAGGCATTGACCGAATTTATGAACACTGGACAGGCTGTGACGGAGGTGTAGTTAATCTGCCTGACTATACTGTAGTGATAGACCGGACTGGCGGATATCACGTCATGCACGAAGATTTTACTGAAAGACTGGCGCACACGTGGCGCAGAAACAGCCGGTCAATCGGTATAGCGATGGCTTGCTGCAAAGACGCGGTATGCTACTACGATGCCCCGGACGGTGTAGATCTTGGAAGCGAACCGCCGACAGAAGCGCAGATTGAAGCGATGGCTATGCTAACTGCAAAAGCAGAACAGATATTGGGGCTTACCGCAGAAGATGTTTACACACATGCAGAAATCGCTGAAATTGATGGCTACGGCGTCGATAGTAGAGACTCTGATATGCGCTGGGATTTGCTGTATTTACCGGATTACAGCGATGGCGGCGTGTTAGTGCCGGGTGGAGATTTGATTCGGGGTAAAGCAGAGTTTTACAAGAATCAGGAGGGCTAAATGTGTGGAAAAATATTAAAACAAGTAATTATCGCTATCTGCTTATCGTTGGAATTATCGTCTTGCTGTGTGCAGGTATCTGCGGATGGTGGTGTTATGAATCAAGCAGAGCCAAAACAGATTATCACGATGTCAATGACGGATTGGAACGAGCTCAAGACAGAATTCACCGCGCAGAGCTTGGAGTTAAATCAGCTCAGACAGAAATTGATCATGCTCAAAATGGGATCCGGAGAGCAAATGAAACAGCTGGAGAAATTGCAGAAAGAACTCGAAGAGACGCAGGTATCATTAACGAATGCGAATCAATCGTTGAACGATGTCAAGAACGATCTAACCGAATCCAGGACGTCATTAGAAGAGTTGAAGAACAAAATAAAGAAAATAGAGCACAAACAAGCAGTCATACGTAGACAACGAGATATATATGCAGGGCTGTTTGTTATTACCGTAGGTGCGGCTATCGCCCGCAGGTGATTCGGTATCTAAGTGGGGCGGGAAACCGCCCTGTTTTTTACTCAAAATTTACGATAATATTTACGATAATTTATAAAAAAATGTATCTTTTAATGCTATTTTGTACCCTAAAACATTCAGTATTTACCGATATTTTTGTTATAATTCAAAATTGGAAATCATGTTGCCGGCGAATACCGGCACGGGGGTTCGAATCCCCCTCTCTCCGCCACGAAGTCAGAGCCTGTCAAGTAAGACGGGCTTTTTGTTTTGTGAAAAATGGAATGGTTAAAGGTATAAAAAGTTGTTTTTGCCCCCACTTTGCCCCCACTTTGTTCCGGTGCGCAAGAAAATTTGATTGTATGGGCTTTTTATTGAAATATGGCAATATATTATTTATCCTGCAAGCGTTTAATATTGATTCTATATAA